AATGTATTGTGCAAACTCTTTTTGATGCTGTGGGTTGGTCAGACCTTTCAACCACTTGTATATTTCATAGTAGTTGTCTAAGTCTTCGTTAACTAAGAACCTTAAGTTAAGATCACCAAAGGTCATCTTATCGCCAGGAATAGTATAGTCTTTGACTGGTGTTTGTATGTCCCTTACACCAATACTTACCTCAGGTATGGACGCAGACTGACAAAAGTAATCTACGTTAGGTGTTCTACCAATTACAAATTTAAAACCAACTGGAGATAAAAAGTTTTTATTGGAAGGACTGAACAGTGTATTTTCCATTAGTTGAACACAGGTCTCCACACGTATTTATTATAGCATAAAAAAGAGGGTCTTACGACCCCCCTTCTAAAAGTTTTAGTGCATTGGTTTAATCGAATACGTTTTTACATATGCGTCTACACGCATTGGGTAAGTCTGCACATTCTATCAGACAGTCAAAGTAATCGTCGATCTTCGTTATGTTGCTTTCGCTTGTAGATGGGTCATCGGTCATACTCCAACCAGCTAATTGGTTATGTGAAACTCTGTTGTGCATTAAAAGCCTCCGTTATTTTACACCATCATATAGAGGGGTAGGTTGCATTTCCTTTCCTCCAATCCTACTATTATGTAGGCGAATCAACACTGTATTTACCGCTACATTGTAATAAAAAGAAATGCCTACGAGTTTATACCTAGACAAAAAAAGAGACCCCGTAGGGTCTCTTGTAGGAATATGTAATATCCGATTACATTAGGTTAGCAACTCTAACTCTTCTGTAGTAAGCGTTAGCGTTAAGGTTACCAGCAGCTTGTGGATCTGAATCAGATAGAGCAGCAAGTCCCTTAGCGAATGGGTTAACAACCATTCCGTAACGAGTTTTAAACCCGATTTTTGGTTGGAAGGTGTCCTGACCTACGGCTCTGACCATTTGTAGAGGCACGTAAGGACAGTAGAATAATCCTGCGTCATATGCAGATGATCCTTTGTATCCAGAAACATAGAAGTGATTGTCACTTACGTTTGCAGAATAAGGGTCAACATAGACCTTGATTCTTCCGTTAAGAGTACCAACTAGAGTAGATGAGTTGTCATCAACATTTCCTAGTCCACCTACAGCACCGTTGATGCCTGATGAATAGTCAAGGACTCCAGCCATTGAGAGAGCAGATGCTACATCAGCAGAGCAGATGAGAATGTTGCCCTTCCCACGACGAGTTTCATGCCCGATGGCATTCATATCTCTTTCGATCTGGAAAAGTAATCCTTTGAATTTCTCAACTGACCATCTACCATTACTATCAACGTCAAGGTCGAAAGTACCAGCAGTAGCTGTATTGTTTTGAGCACCAGGTCTAGCGATCTTGTAAACAGTTCTAACAACTTCCCTGTTGATTTCAGCAAGGACTTCTGTTGATAGGATGTTTGCAAGCTCAGACTCAGCGTCCAATCCATGCACAGCCTTAAGGTCTTGAGCAAGCTCTAAACTGTACTCAGCTTTCAAAGCACGTGACTTAGCAGTAACAGTAACCTTCTCAATCGAGAATCCCATCTCGTTGAAGTGGTTGCCAGCTGCGTCACCTAATGCTTCAGACTGAGCAGTAGTCATACCCTGACCACCGATGGTGTATTGCCCTGCACCGTCAGTTAGTAGACCTGGGTTGCTTCCTGTCTGAGTATTAGAAGCAAGACTGTTGCCACTGTTCTCAGATGAATGCTCTGTATCAACTTCGTTGAAGAATGTTTCAACTGCACTGTTGTTGATATCTCTGTTGGTTCCTTTGGTGGATCTCATTGCGAAGATCAAACCTGTAGGACCTGTCATTGGTTGCACACCGCAGATGTCATAAGCAATAAGCTTAGGCATACTACGACGGATCAATGAAATAAGAACTGGGTCGAAACCTGCAACTGGACCTGTAGCGGTACTACCACCAGAGTAACCTGTACCACCCAAACTGTTGGTTGGTGCTGCTTCAGTTACGAGACCACGCTCTTCTTTAAGAAATTTTTCTTGGTTTTCCAAGAGGACTGAGGTAACCGCTTTTCTATAGGTATCCTTAATAGGATCGAGCTCAGAGTGCTCAAGAATAGGGTTCCACTTCTCTTGGAGTGATTCTGCGTTAAACATTTCGTTAACTAACTCCGTTTAAGAATAGAAATTGTGGATTTATTTGCCTTTCCAACGTGCAATCGCATCAACATAAGCTGACATCGATGGGTTGTCGGATTGACCCTCTACTTGTACATCCTCGGTTACTGTTTCAGTAGCCTCTGGCTTCGTAGAGAAATAGGATTCACGTAGTGTAGATACTTTCGTGCGGAAAGTTTCTTCATCAACAAACTCAACAGCTTCTGCAAGAGAAATAAGCTTCTCTTTCTGAGAGAGACTTAAGCCCTCTGCAATCTCTGTCACAATCCCATTCTTAATATAGCCGCCAACTTTCTTAGAAAGTCCAACGTTTTCTTCAATTGATTCGTTGAGTTTTGACTCCATTTTATTAAGTTGTGCTTGTAGATCATCTACAAGATCAACCTTTTCGTCGGGAAGTTCAATGTAATTCTCGACAAAAACTTTCTTAAGACCAGTAAGTACTGACTCACCTAACTCTGCCTTAATACCTGCTTCAACTTGGAGGGAATTCTTATCCATCCATTGTGTTACAGCATAAGAAAGATAATCATCTACTTTCTCAGCAAGCTCAGTTTTAACTGTCTCAATTTCTTTGTCTAGTGCTTTTGCATAGTCTTCATGCATTCGCTCTAGTTCTTCGTTTAGCTTAGAAACTACCGCAGCTTCAAAGATAGTCTTTGCTTTCTCTTTGAATTCTTCTGATAGGTTTTCACCTTCAGTAAGTGCAGCAACGTCAGCAGATAAATCTACTTCGATGACGCTTTCTGTTTCAGCAGGGTCTTCAGCAATCACTTCACCTTCTGGCTCGTGTCCTGCTTTTACATCACCCTTGTCACTAAATTCTGCCTTCTGTGCGGAAGCATCAGATGGTTTAGTTGTAGGTGCTTGGGCGTTTCCACCTGCGATAGTTTTGTATTTGTTACTATCATCATCTGGTTTGGAATTAAAAGGTGTAGGTCCACCTAAGTCTTGTACTCCACCGAGACTGCTACCATCAGCTCCTAATTTACCTTGAGGTTCTGCGGGCTTCGCTCCTGCGGTTACACTTGATTCATCCAGAGTTTTTTTGTTCTCTTCTGACATTAGAAGTCTCCTTGCGACAAAATGCGATTGCTATAGATTATTTAGACAACCAGATATTTACAGTGATGAAATATACTGGTTTAATGCGGAAAGTTTTACCTCTTCCATTTGATTTAGTGCAGCATTATCAATTCTTTTCTTGATTTGCTCCACTGTTTGCTCTTGAACGGCTCCATTATTATAGATCCATTCCTTACCTTCCATGATACCATTGACAAAAGCGTCAGGTGCGGAAGGATCAGCAACAATATCTGCTGCTGTGGCGAGCATAAAGTCATCCATGACGACTTTAATACCATCTTTTTCTCTTATGGTACCTAAACCACGTGATGATACACCTAGTTTGACACCTTCATCGATAAGATTCTTGGCAATGTTTCCCATTGGTGTATCCAATAGTCTTGCCTTACCAACATAGTTATTACCTTCTTGCTTAAGAGAAGTAATTAGATGTGACACTCTATCTAGGTTGATAGTTGGACCATCTGGGTGACCTAACTCACCAAGTGCACGTCCTTTTTCGATGTACTTTTGGTTGTAGTTAGCTGCTTCACGTTGTAAAGTCGAGATAGGATACATCCGACCATTGCGGTTTTTGATTTCGCCTTGCAAAAATACACCCTCGATAAAATGGTTTTTCTTACCATTCTTACCTTCGGTGATTGTTACCTTAGCGGTTTCAATTTCCTCCCTGATCAGTTTCATCTTTTGGTTCCTCGGTTTCGGTTTCAGCAGATGCTTCGGGTGCTGCATCCGCAGGTTGCTCGGTATTTTCAGGACCGTCTTCCTGTGGTTTAAAAATGTGCTTACCCATCTCTTGCTTTTTAGCATCAATGGCTTCAACACTTTTCGCATTCATACCCTGAACAACGTAATCGGACAGGTCTTTCTGTCCAGCAAATAGGGCATTTACTATGTCTCTAGCGACTTCAGTAGGCATAATTATACATTAGTTATAATACTATTTAGATTTCTCCTTTTTTGTAGTCCGCATTACTGATACCAGCTTCCGCAGGATCAGGTTCTGGGGGCATCAAAGACATCTCCATTTGTGCAAGTTCTAGCTTCTGCATCTCTACAGGATCTACTAACTTACCATCCGAGATCTCAGTGTCCATCTGACTTTGTATCTCATTGAATTCTTCATCAGTCTGTTTAAGTACCTGACGACGCATGTATTCTAATGAGAAGTATTTACCAGCGAAAGGATCCATCTGTGCGACGAGAGCCATACGCTCATTCATCATCTCTTGCTCTTTTAACTCAGAGAAATAGTTGTCAGCAACGAAGTCATATTGGATATGCTCCTTTACATCATCCCATTCTTCTATAGTTAATACTCCTTTGAGTACCAACTGAGTCTTAAGAAGATCGTTAAAGATATCAGAGAATCTCTTACGGAGTCTTGCGATAAACTTCTGGAATTTTACTTCATCACGTGTGATCTCTGCGGACCTACCTACGTTAAATGAACTATCAGATTCCAGACGTGACTCTGGTACGTTTAGTGCTCGGTAGAGTTTCTTTTGGAAGTACTTGATGTCCTCAAGTTCTCCAAGATTTTGTCCACCTGGGAGCGTAGAGATCTCAGTACCTCGTCCTCCCTCTCTTCTGGGTAACCAGAAGTCTTCGAGCATGGACATGAACTTCTTGTCATCTCTTATTTCTCCTGTGTCTGCATTATATACCAACTTGTTTCTATAGCGAGACATTACCTCTTTAAGGTACTGCTCTGCTTTCTGCTTGGGTAAATTACCCACGTCTATATAGAAGATTCTTCTCTCTGGTGCACGTGACATGCGGTAGATAACCAGTGAATCTTCTATCATTCTCAACTGGTTAGTTGCTTTAATAGCTTTGTGAAGATGTGACAACACATAGTTGCGTTGCATATCTAATTGACCTGAGTGTACAAAACAAATAGCATCAGGTGCAATTTTTATTCCCCTATTCTCATACCCACGTAACCCCTTAGGTGAATAAATGAAATACTCTACACTCTTAGGTACTAGTGTGTTAACTTCTGGGTCAGCAGGTGACACACGATCCTTTGGTTTATCATATTCGATAACCTTTTTAATCTTTCTAGGATCAATGTATCTCAACTCTGTCATTCCCTCAGCAGGATTGTCAGGGTTGATCATCTTATGATAAAAAAGTCTTCCGTCGATGTACCACCTACGGAAGATATCATATGCTTTACGATCAAAGTCTAGTAACGATAGTACGTTATCAAACTCTTCTCTAATTCTTCTTTTTACAGGCTCAGAAACGTTAAGGTTTGAGAGCTCTACTTCTACAGGTTTATCATCTAGATCACCTGCGATTGCTTCTGCGGTTATATCTCCGATTGCTTGATCCACTTCTGGATGCAGAGACATCTCACGGTATCTACCAATGAGATCTACATCACTTGCTTTGTTAGCTGCGTCACCGAGGTCAACGTATTGACCAAAGTAACCACCTGCCACAATGGGTTGTGCTGCATCATCCGTATCTTTCGTAACAAAAGAAGGGCCAATTGCTTTTTGACCCTTCTTCTTACGCTCAATCGAATATCCAAACAGTTGTGACATTTAATTGTCCTTCCTTTTCATAATGTATTTATGTCGTTAACTACTTGCGTCTTTAGAAACCGCATTACCTGCGTTAGCATCAGTATCATATGTCCAGTACTGAACCTGGAACTCAACGGTGTACTCTTCGGGAGTATCGTTGCTATCCCATGCTAGATCAATAGCTGAAATAGTTGAAGGCCATATACCTTCAAACTTATATGATCTTACCACAGATCCTTGTCTATCATACTGACGTACCTTTGCGTTTGCTTGATACTCAGCAATAGTCTTAGGCTCCTGTAGGTTTTGCTGAAGAGCTTGGATCTTAGTAGACCACTCTTCAAACTTAGAACGGAGTGCGAAACCTTTGTCGTTAAGGACTGTAATAGTCCATGGCTCGAAGGTTCTGTCTCCAGCAATCTTAAGTGTCCTACCTCTGTAAGGCACTTCGATTACTCCCACTGTAGAAGCTGGTATGTTTGCTGCCTTCACAAGGAAAGTAGCAAGAGAAGCAGCAGATGCACCTGCACCTGCTTTTGATTTACCAGCTTCACTCTGAGTAGCGTTCTCAGTGGTACCAGTTGCACCACCGACGGATGGTGATCCGTCATCTAGTATACCAGGGAATCCGATCTCAACCTGAAACAGGTTAGGGCGGGCTAAGTCTTGAATCCTATTTCTAAAGTCTAGAATAGGTGCACTTATTTGTTTCCCTTCGGTATTACCCGAATATGTTTGACTGTCGTATTGTGACATTTTTATCTCCTATTTGAGGTTGAGCACGATGCCGTGCCACGGTTTACTCATTAAGTAACTAGCTCACTGAAGCTTGCTCCAGTCCTAGTAGCAGTGAAGGTCAATGTGATGAAGTTGATAGATCTTGTGGGTTTCACAAAGATTTCAGCATAGAATTCACCACGGTCAATCGACTCAGCAGGGTTGTTAGTTCCATCGCAGACTACGAGGAAGTCAACAATACCACGTCGTGATTGGACACTGCGTAGGTAAGGCTCAACAATGTTCTTAAATTGCTGGCGAGTAAACTCGTCATTCAACTCGAATAGTTGGGTCTTAGCAGCCTCTGAGATTGCTTCTTCCATGACTAGGAATAAACGTCTAACGTTAATTCTGTCAAAGGCAGAAACATAAGAGAGTGCAGTCTTGTCTCCGAAGAGGACAATACCCTGTCCAGGGAATGCAACGATTGGGTTAACACGAGATGCATAAAGTGTATCTCTATGATCCTTAAGAGGTGAGTAAGCAAGTTTAATTGCGTTTCTCAACTGTCCTCTGTTGAAACCTGCTGGAGAGAACCAAGGCTCTTGTGCAAGAGTTGTGCTTAGTGTAAGTCCAGCAACGTCAGCATTACATGGGATGTAACGATACTTATCGCTGTACTTATCATAGATGTATTTGTAGTTATTGTCAAATACCGCATAAGAAGTACTACTTAACTGATCGAAGTAGTTAACTGTGCGTGAGACAATAGTTGATGT